TGATCTTTGCGAGTTGTTATAGATCAAAGAATGATGCTAATTATGAGATGTACCCAGATAATTTTTATTCTGATATAAAAGATTCAATTAATAAATTTGATGAGCAGTACATGAAGATTATTAATGATCTGGAGGAGTTATATGAGATTGAAACAATAGTTACATTTAATGGATCTAAGGGAAATTTCAGAAAACAGATTACAAGTGATTACAAAGCAAATAGAAAGAAGCAAATTCTTCCTCCACTATTACACCCAATGCATCAATATGTAAAAGATAATTATGAGAGCAAATATTGTTATGGCAGAGAAACAGATGATTTAGTTGCTCAGTATTGGAAAAGATTGAGTGATGAGTTTGGTAGAGAAGAAGTGATGATAGTTAGCATAGATAAAGACTATAAGCAGTTTCCATGTTTATTATATAATTATCATTATAAACACAAGACAATTCATAATATTAGCGAATCTGAAGCTTTGTATAATTTTTATGAGCAGATGATTGTTGGAGATGTTGCAGACAATGTGAACTATTTTAAAGGCAAAGGCAAAAAGTTTGCAGAGAAATATTTTGTAGATTGCGAAACTAAATATCAATATACAAAAAAGATGTACGAATTATTTAAAAAAGAATATAGAGGTAAAGCAAAATTAAAATATATTGAGTGCTTTAATCTTTTAAAACTTAGAACAAAATGAGAAGAAAATTTAAAGAGCCAAAAAATAAAAAAGTTAAATTCATTAAATGTGATGAGTTTAGTCAAACATACCAATGGCATAAAACCAATAAAGGAGATAAAAGAAATAGAACAAAATGAAAGAGAATTTAAAACCAATTGAGATTGCAAATAAAATAATAGAAGAATCAGGAATTAATGTTTTTGAAAATAATAGGAGAAAATATAATGTTGAAATGAGATCTTTGGTCTGTTATTTGCTAAGGGAAAAACTAAACATGAGATGGCTAAATATTGCTAAATTCTTCAATGATAATAATAAGACAATGACTCATGCGAGTTGCATACATGCTTTTAACAATTATAAGATGTATAAAAAAACGAATGAGAAATTAAAATATTTAGAAAATCTTTTCACATTTAAAAGCAATCTGACTATTGACCAAATTGACAGAGTTCATTATTTAGAAAACAAATGTAAATTGATGGAAAAAAAATATGATACTGATTTATTAAAATTGGTTTTAGATATTCCTGAAAGCAAAGAAGATGAAGCAGAGGAAAGAATTAAACTGATGATCAATGGATGGAATTGGAAAAAATAATTTAAAATTCGTTATATAAATATGAAACCTAATAGAATAAAAATATCTAAAATAAAATCTAATCCTGATAATCCTAGATTAATAAAAGATTATAAGTTTAGAAAATTAGTCAAGTCAATAGAAGAATTTCCTGAAATGTTAAAACTTAGACCAATTGTTGTAGATGAAAATAATATTATTCTGGGAGGGAATATGAGATACAAAGCTTGTATTGAAGCAGGATTAAAAGAGATTTATGTTATCCAGGCAGATGATTTAAGTGAGGATCAGAAAAAAGAATTTATAATAAAAGACAATTCTTCTTTTGGAGATTGGGATTGGGATGTTATTGCTAATGAATGGGATTTAGATTTAATTAATGATTGGGGTGTTGATTTACCTTTGAATGATCAGATTGATCAATTAGAAGATGATGATGAAATTGAATTACCTCAATCTGTTCAATTAGAGCCACCAAAAGAATATATATTAATCATGGCAGAACCTAATTCAGTTGATTGGGAGGAGTTAAAAGAAACATTAAAATTAAAAATGGTAAGGCGAGGAGGTTATAAAAAAGGAAGTGGCTTTGATGCAGTAAGTTTGGAAAGAGTTTTATATTGGGATGAATTTAAAAAAAGAATAAATGTTAGTAGCAGTACCAAGTAAAGGCAGAGCAGGTTTGACAACCACAAATAAGATATTACCTAATGCTACTTTTTTTATTCCTGAAAGTGAATATCATCAATATAAAGGATTAGTCAAAAATATAATCTGCATACCTAAGGAAGTGAGAGGAATAACACCTACAAGAAATTGGATCTTAAAAAACTCTAAGGATAAATGGGTGGTTATGTTAGATGATGATGCAAAGAATGTAGGCTATAATTTTTTAGATAAAAGAAACACAAAAAAAGTACAAGTAAAAGAGGAGGGATTCTGGATGGAAGAATTTTTAAAATACTTTGATTTAACTGAGCAATTAGGATATAAGATTTGGGGAACAAGGACAGAGAGCAGTCCAAGAGGAACATACCCATATAAACCTATACTAACAAGAACTTATGTTACAGCTTCATTAATGGGAATTATAAATGATGGAGAATATTATTTTGATGAGAATTTTGTAGTAAAAGAAGATTATGAAATTTGTCTCAGACATATAAAAGACAAAGGAGGAATTTTGGGAATAAGATATTTGCATTGGGAAAATGATCATTGGACTCAGGATGGAGGATGTAAAGATTATAGGACTATTGATATTGAGAAAAAAGCAATAAAAGATTTGATTAAATTATATCCATCAATGATTTCAAAAGTCAAAAGAAAAGCAAATGAATTTACAATAAAACTTAATTTATAATGGACAAAAGTAGACACATAAAAAAGGAATCAATGTTGAAAGCATTGGAGAAAAGTCTGGGAGTTGTTAATAGTGCTTGCAAGATAGCTGAGGTGCCTAGATCTACATTCTATAAATGGATGAAAGAGGATAAGGAGTTTGCTAATGAAGTGGAGGACATAGCAAATGTTGCATTAGATTTTGCAGAGAGTCAATTATATAAACAGATTGCAAGTAATTCAACAGCAGCTACAATCTTCTATTTAAAAACCAAAGGGAAAAAAAGAGGATATATTGAAAGACAGGAAATAACAGGAGCAGATGGAATGCCTACTAACTTTCAAATTGAGATAATTGGATCAAAAAAAGATAAGGACTAATATTGTTTATGATCATTTATTACTTTCAGAAAATAAGATCATAGTAGAACAGGGAGGGACTAGGTCTGGCAAGACTTATAATATTCTCCTATTCATCATTTTTGAGTATTGTACTCATAACAAAGGAAAGATTATTACAATATGCAGAAAGACATTTCCAAGTCTTAGAGCAACAGTTCTAAGGGACTTTCTTCAGATTCTTAGAGAGCATCAAATATATAGAGAGGAATATCATAATAAGAGTAATTCAGAATATAATCTATTTGGGAATTTAATTGAGTTCACATCCTTAGATCAATCTCAAAAGATTAGAGGAAGAAAGAGAGATCTGCTTTTTATTAATGAAGCTAACGAGTTATTCTGGGAGGATTGGCAACAATTAATATTCAGAACTCAGGAAAGGATAATAATTGATTTTAATCCATCAGATGAATACCATTGGATTTATGACAAAGTAATTACAAGAGAAGATTGCGAGTTTCATAAAACTACTTATTTAGATAATCCTTTTTTAGATGAATCAATCATTTCAGAGATTGAAAGGTTAAAAGATACAGATGAGCAGTATTGGCAGATTTATGGATTAGGAGAAAGATCTAGTTCTAGGAGAACAATATTTAGATACCAAGAGATTAATGAAATCCCAATAGAAGCAAAGTTAATAGCTTATGGAATGGATTTTGGTTACACAAATGACCCAACAACTTTAGTTTCTGTTTATAGTCAGGATTATAATCTTTATATTCATGAGCATCTTTATAGAACTCAAATGACTACAAATGATATTCATAAATTTCTAAGGTCTGAGAATCTTCATTCAAATCCTATTTATGCAGACTCAGCAGAGCCAAGATTAATAAGCGAACTCAGGAAGATGGGACACAATATTCATTCTAGTATTAAGGGCAGAGATTCTGTTAATGCAGGGATTGATCTATTAAAAAGATATAAAATCCATATTACAAGCAAATCTAATAATGCAATTCAGGAATTTAGAAATTATAAATGGAAAGAAGATAAGTCAGGAAAACTCATAAATATAGCAGAGGATCTCCACAATCATATTATTGATCCATGTCGCTATGCTACTTATTCAATCTTATCTAGACCTAATTTTGGAAAATATGCAGTTCAATAAGTAATCCGAATTTACTGTTCGTATCACATTTTTATGTTTGTAGTATAATAAGCCATAAGGCACATAATTTAAAACCTAGAAATCGCAGAAACACAAAACACACATTTACAAATTGTTGAATTTTTATTAAGTGATGAAAATGAGACTAACAAATTTTATCAAATCTATGAACTTTATAAAAAAGTTTATTTTAATCAATCAAGCAGACACATTTCAGAATTAAACTCAGTTACTCATGATTGGGTTGTATCATGGATTGATAGTCATATTGCTGTATATTTAAAACCATATGAATCTCATAAAATAGATTATTATATTGGAATTGTATCAGATTTATTTTACGAAAAGTATCTCAAAGATTTTGGAGAATATCCAGATAATTGGTGGGAAAATTAGTATTAAATAAGGGAGATTAAAACCTCCCTTTTTTTATTTCTAAAAACTTTTTATTAAATTTTTTGTTTATAACCTAAATAATGTTATCTTTGAATATCAATGAGGGGGAAAGTTTAGGAGATGTCAGGTGCGAGCCCTGTAAAAATTAGATGTCGCTCTATCATAACCAAGATCCCTCTTTGATTTTAATAAGTTTAATAAAATAATAATTATGAGAACACAGGCAGATGATCTTAAAGATCAAATTAAGAAATTAGAATTAGCATTATATTATTCCTCTGATGAGAGTAAGCATAATGAATTGTATAATAAAATATGTGAAGCAAAAGACATATTACAAAATATTCAATAGATGTATAAATTAGATAAATATAAACAAAACCTTACTATTCAGGGGACACAGGTCTGGTCTTATTCCACTCATGTAGCTACAATAGCAGATGATAAATTATACCAATTAGGTTACTGGTCAATGACTACTCAAAAGCATATAAATTATGTGGCTGATCAGCTTGACTTAGATTTAATAAAATAATATCTTAAACCTATGGATCAAATAAGAAATTTAAAAGATCTGGAATATTATACAAATATGTATCTCAGCACAGGACTTGTCAAAAAGTGGAGAGATGCTAAACCTGATAATCCAGAATTAAAAAAGATAGCAAAGGCATTAGTAGAGATTACATTTTATGTGATGAATCTTCAGGATGATTTAGAAAAGAATAAAATCTTAGTTTCTGATTATAGATATGCTATGAATAAAGCTAAATTAGAATTGCAGGAATTAAAAGAAAATAAAGAAGAATATGAAATCTAGTTTTATTTTTGAAAATGATGAGTTTATTTTAGAGGTATTATATACTTATGAAAAAGGAATGGATGGAGATGGATGGCTAGTTCCTGATGATCCTGATGAATTAGAATATGAGAAAATTAATCTTATTGGAAAGATTGAGGAAGATGGATCAGAAACTATTTTTAATATGGAAATAGATGTGCAATATTTATTATCAAATGAAATTTTAGATTTAATAAATGATCAAATGCAATTAGATTTAGAAGAAAAAGATTATTTTAGATAAGTGATAATTTTGTTTTGGGTAAGGGGTTGAATGTCTTATGATGTTTAATCCCTTTTTTTTTTAGAAAAATTTGGCTTAACTTTCGTTATACTAATATAACAATATGAAAGCAAGGCTAAATATACCTAATCAACT